GAAAAGGATGATATTGATGATCTTTTCATTTTATCCAGCGGTCTTGAGCGTAGTGTCAATCCTCTTTATGAGAGTGACTTCCAACTCCCCGAAAAGAAAAAACGTAGAAAGGGTGCTAAGGTTCTCCAATCTAATGAGTCTCTGGTTCCAGAGTCTGCTAAGATTGAAGCCAAGGCTTCCGTTCCTATTGTGATTCCAATTCAGGAGGTTGTGCAGCCACAAGTTGTGGTGACAGCAAACGAAATAAAGTCCATTGTTAAAGAAATGATGTCCCTTTATCCCGTTGTGCCTCCTAAGGCTGCTGTCGATTTGAAAACGACAAAAATTCCGAAAAAGAAGAATGCTGATCCCAACGCTCCTTCAAACTCTCCTGATTGGGTTAACTTAACGATTGGCCAAAAAGCCGAACGTTCAGCTGCCTACAACAAGAAGAAAGCTTCCCAACAGAAACCTACTCTTGTTATTGAGGGTGGGTCTGGTGGTCTTAATCTGTCAAAAGATAAGGCTATGCCACTCCTTAATCAGGATAGTCAGGTGCTGGGTTATTGTATTCGTGTGAAAGATAACTCTATTGACCATTATCTAACTGTAAGGCACGTTGCGTATGCTGCCGGAGTTAAGATCATCAAAACTTTTGATGATGAATTCTCCATTGAGGCGCCATACCAAGGTCATCCTTTCATGGATTGTGTGGTCGAGATTGAGCTCCCGGCTTATATCAAAAACCAAACTGCAATTTTGCCCACTATGCTTCTAGGAGCTGGTTATGATAAATCCGCCTCTTTTATTTCATATCAAAAGGGTGGAGTTTATTCTTGCTGCGTTCCCAGAACCCAGCCAGATGCTTATAATGCACCTGGCGGAGTCTACACTTCTCAAGAAGGTGACTGTGGGCTTCCAGTTTGGTCTAAGGATAAGTCAGGAACTCATGAGAGAGTTGTGGGTATTCACGCTGGATTTATTTCTAGTGCCTCAAATCCCATTAACTACTTCTTCCCTCTTCCTTCGGTTTTTCTGTAGATCACCCAAGCCAGCTTAGCCTGACTGGTTTGAGTGCCACAAACAAAAAAGGCTACACATATAAAGTGTCAAAAAGAACAAAAATTCTTCCTTCTAATTTCTATGCAGATTTCGTCTCACGTTTTCCGAGGCGTGCTTTGGTCCCGAAGAGAGGACCACCGACTGTCCATCCTGGTGAGGTGGGCATCGGGATTTCTAGGTTTTCAAGACACACCCCAAATTTTGATCATGAGATTTGGGAACGTGCTGTCTCACTCACACTTGCAAATGCACCCCGATCTTTCACAATGAGTTTCGATGATGCTGTTCAATCAGCCATCCATGCCACTGGTGATAAGTTCGTTACAGGCATATGGTCTCGTTTTGCTGATCAGACTAAGTCTAAACGTTCAGCTCTAGCCAATCCAGAATGTATCGCCCTAATTAAACACAATATAGTGAACCGGAAATTTTCCAGTTATACCGTTGCGTTAAAGGACGAGCAATTAGTTCCGGAGAAGGTTAGGAGACTCTTTATGCCTGTGGGCCTTGATGTTCTTGTCTGCTGTCACATGGTGTTCAACCGATGGTTGGATCAGTGCCAGCAGCTTGAGGATCTCGGAGGCATCAATTATTCATCTAAGGATAATCCGAGGGTTGTGAATCAGATGGGCGAAAATCTCTTTAGGTATGGCGCAAGCCAAGCCTCAACTGATGCGTCCTCTGCTGATTCTACAATTCGCGCTGCCCATAAGCGACCAGTTTATTCCGTCGTTTCATCTTTAATCTCTAGTGAACCTACGGGTCTAGAAGATTTGTTTGATGTTGACGGTAAACCGTTCGACTTTTCGGTAGTGCGTTCAGCCCTTGATGAGTTCTTGATTCAGCCAAGTGTGCATCTTCCAAACGGCTCCATCGTTACCATAGAAGGTAATGCTTCCGGGGGTTATAGGACATTGATTGATAATTCAATCATTTTTGCCTCCTCGGTGCGTTATGCACTTCTTCGGTGTGATCCTGCATTTGCCTCTCTCCTCAATCTTTATTTCCGTGTAACCGGAGATGATGTAATTATGAGTGGCAATTATGAGCAATTCGAAGAATGGTTGAAATTCTATTTATCTATGTGTAATGAACTTGGTTTCATAATAGGCACTATAGAACATGGATTTTCTTCGGAATTCTGCGGTTTTGTTTTTCGGACTATATCCGATGCAGGAACTTCCCTCTATAGGAGGGTGGTGGCCGATCCATTCAAGTGTTTGGATCCGATCATAAATAATAGGTCTGAAGGCGACTATGCCGTTTCGTGCGACATATGTCAATCTCTTCTTATAACTTTCTGGTGGGATCCTGTCACCCGTGAGTGGCTCCAGGCTTTCCGTGCGTTTCTATCCGAGTATGCGGTCAAGGAGCACCTGGTCTCCTATACTTGGATGCACGATTCTAAGATTGTGGCACTGCAGAGTCCCGCAAGACTTGTTTTTGAAACCGTCTCATGTGTCATTTATAATTCGGTTTTAAAGATGTCTTTGCCCAATGCTAAGAAATCTCTTCCTAAGAAGAAGAAGGGTCCTAAACAACCCAAACCCCGGTCAAGTGCTCCGTACGTTGTTCAGGCCGCCTCCCGCGCCCCGCAACAACGACGAATCATGGTTAAAGCCGCTAGTGGTTACGAGTCTCGTTACGGAGATTATCTTCGTGACGCTACTATTGCCACTGGTGGTCCTGCAGATGGCGCTAGGTATGCTGAAGTTCGAGCTATCAAGCTTGATGAAGCTATCAATGGTGCTACTGCAGCCAGCAAGTACAATATACTTTTTGCACTTGATTCCCTCCGACCCGCCATTCACAAGTTCGTCCAGGACGTCACTGCTGCTGGTGTTTTTGTCTACAAAGGTGATCTCAGCTTGTCTGGGGTCATTGCTCTTGAAGATTATAACGACGTGAGGCTATCTTCAGCCCAGGGCGTTATTGCATCAGAAACAGTTGACGCAGGATCCAATGTAGTTAGTGGACATTTCCACGCGCTTCAAACTGGATCCATCGATGATTTCTCTTCAATCACCGAAGACGAGCTTCGTGCTCGAGAGGTGGGGATTATCATGGAAACCCCAGATGCTTTGTCACCTGCGGCTTCGTATTTCATCCCCACCGAGAAGTCTATGACTCCTCGCCCTCTCATTTCTCAGGCTACCAGGCCTGCTTCCGACGACAAGGTCTTTGTCTTCGATGTCATCGATGGTACATCCTCCGATGACACTTTGAACAACACATCTCTTGCTTAAAATGAGAATCTGCTTTCGCTTGATATCAGCGTTACAGCCGATTCACTAGGTGACCACCC